TTTCGTTGTCCCGTGTCGTAGCATACGTCAGCTCCTGCAGCTCCTCGATACAGTGCGGGCACTGGTCGGAACAGATGATCCGGTGAAACCGTTTCATCTTGCGCGTGTTATCCAGCCGGGAATGTCGTGTACCGCCGTTGCTCTTATGCGTAGCTACCATGTTAAAGCCCCGCTTTTGGTAATATCGGATGGCTTTCGGTTCCGCACAATCCGCTTTAATGCGTTCCCGGGTATGGACGAATTCCTGCAGGTCATCCGCCGTCTCATCATCGGTCATATGGTTCTTGTAATATTCCCAATAGATGTACAGCCATTTATGTTCATCATCTATGGCCATCCGCAGAACTGCGTTATAGGATTCTTCGAACCCAAAGTCCATGCCTGCCCGGCGGAACCGTTGTGGGATATGGTCAACTGCTGCCATGACCTGATCATGCGGCTGTACCTCAAACTGGGGCAGGACCAGCAGGCCGTTGACACCAAACTGCCCTAACCTGGCAATACGATACAAGTCCTCGTCATACGTCTTCATTTCGTCCAGCTGTTCGATGTACTCTGCCGGCAGAAACAAATTATCATCGGCCACGGAATGGTGGTAATAGACATTTCCTACCTTCAGGACGCGTTTTTCATACAGCTCCTGGTCATCTATCCTCTTATTTTTGAAGAAGAACTTATAGGTCCAATTCGACCGGGAAACCGGATTCGTGGACAGCAGCATATGCAGCTTTAGATTAGGATGCCGGAGACGGCCCAGCAGTTCCTTGAAGCCGGCGTACTTGATTTCAGAGCATTCCTCAATCCATATCAGGCTGACATTATTGATGGATTTTAGTTTGCTGGGCTTGTCAAGGCCCCGGAACAGGACCCGGCTTCCGTTGACAAATCTCATCTGCATAGGAGAGGCCGTGAACCGGATAACCTGCGTCAGCTCCATATCTTCACAAATTTCGTTGAACAGAGAAAAGCAGGAATCCCGGATGGTGTCATAGACATCCCGGACGACCAAACAGGTCCGTTTTTCCTCCAGCAGTTTTATGATAATTTTCAATGCGATATGGTAGGACTTGGACGACCCATAGCCACCTACGAGAAAATAGAATTTATAATTCCAGTCAAATAAAAAATCCTCAAAATGAGGATTCACTTCTTTCACAATATTCATTCCGTCGTCTTCCCTTTTCGCATAATGGTAATGTGGATATCCTGAGTGTCCATAGACGCTGTCCGGTCCTTGAGTATCCGCTGCTGAGCTTCAATCGCCCGGATCTTTTTCTCCTGCACTCGCGTCAGGGCGTCTTCAATAGCCAGTATCTTTTCCGATAACCGCTGTTCGGTCGTGGCCATAACATGATTTTTACCGTGTCGGGATTCCTTCAGTAATACGGTGTCCTGCACCAGGTCATAGGAATTCGTGGCTTTACTTCGCAACAGCTCTTCTCGCTGCTGCAGTAGGGCATCCCGTAATTTCAGCATCCGGAACTCCCGGACAGCTAAGAACTGTATTGTACGGTTTATCTGTTCCAATGGATCCGCTGCGGCCGAATTAAAAATACTGACTTCCTCGGCCGTAAATGTCGACGTTAATATTTTAGCGTATTCACCAGTTTTTAAACTGTTCTGACTACCTAATGGTGCCCCGCCACCTGGACGGTGTTTTCCTTTGGCGTTCTGATTCCCTTTCGGTGCGCCATGACCTTTAGCGTTGTGGTTGCCATAGGGCGCTCCCTGTCTGGGCTTTGCAACTTTTCGCCGTTGCGTCCCTGTCTGGTTGCAACCGGGGTCGCGACTTGCGTCCTTATTTTTCCAGTACCTTGTCGCCCAGCTTTTAACAGTGGATAATGCCACACCGTGTTTTTCCGCTATGTCTTTATATTTCAGCCCCTGCAGGTAATCGCTATACGCAATTTCCCATAATTTCAATTTCACATACTCACCACCATCCTTAGGTGACTATTTTTATTGGCAGGCGCGACACGATTCGAACATGCATCGCCCCGTTTTGGAGACGGGTGTTTTGCCAGTTAAACTACACGCCCATGCGGCCTATATGACTATAGGCGGCTCAGCGAAGCATGCGCAGGAACTCAGCGAACGTTTCCGGATCGTTAAAAGCTCCACGCTTTGTCACGGTCACAGTCTTACTGCCGGGCTTCTTGATGCCCCGAGCGGTCATACAGGAGTGATTCGCTTCGATCCGGACGCAGACATGCGGTCCTACGATCCGGGACAATACGTCTGCGATATCCTGCCCGATACGCTCCTGCAACTGCAACCTCTTGCAACACATATCCACGATGCGGGCAATTTTGGACAGCCCGATGACACGGCCTTCCGGCAAATACGCTACGCTGATTTTCATATTGTAAATCAATGCCAGGTGATGTTCACAGTAGGAAAAGGCTTCGATGTCTTTTACAATAACCATATCCTCATCTTTACACGGAAACGTCTTGTCGTACATTTCTGCCAACTCCTGATTTGTATACTGCTCTCCAGCCCAGACTTCCTCCAACATCCGTATGACTCGGGCCGGCGTTTCCTCCATTCCAGGTTTCATACGGATGCCCATTGCAGACAGGATGTCACGAATAGCCTGCTCCGCTTTTCTACGGTTTTCTGTCTCCATTGCTCAAACACCTCTCTGCGTCGGCGGCCAGATGAACTTATGCAACTGTAACTGGATCCGCCAATTTTCCAATTTATGCTTTTTCATAAAGGTTACGATATCCTGCGGCTCTATTTGCCCAAAAACAGGGCTTACATAGATAGGCACGCCTGCCAGATATTTTTGATAGGCCAGGTATAGGCAATGCGCTTCTTCCAGGTCCATCTGGTTTCCAACTACAAATTTCAGAACATCACAAGACCGCAGGCTTTCAAAATTAGCCAGGCACATGTGATCAGTCATCCCGGAGAAGCCGCACTTGTAATCCACCGTGAAAAATACGTGATTGTATTTCTGATACGGGCGGATATCGATGCTTCCATTCGTTTCGACATTGACCTCGTGCTCTTGTAATGCACATAATAACGGCGCTACCGGCTGATAAAGCGGCTCACCGCCTGTCAATGTGACATTTGTGTAATGCACCTTGTGCAGGATGTCTGATACAGTCATTTCCACACCCTGATTGAACGCATACGCAGTATCACAATAGGTACAACGAAGATTACAGCCACTCAACCGGATGAATGTAGACAGCTCACCTGCCCGGATACCTTCACCCTCGATACTGTCAAAAATTTCATTGACAGTAAAGGTCTCTTTAAATTCGGGTATCATATACGGCCACGCTCCCTTCCGTTTCCTGGACAGCGGCCCGGACACAATACGGAATAACCCCCGTAATCCACCGGGCAATGTTTTCCGCTGTCGGGTTCATGCCGTGGAGTTCTTCGTTCAGGATACTATGATCCAATCGTTTTTCTACCAGCTGCTTAATCGTCTTGAAATCAATGACCATACCATTGCCATCCAATTTCGGGGATTCGCAGGTAACCGTAATCTTCCAGTTATGCCCATGCCAGTTCTGACAAGGGCTTTCGTAATCCAGTTCCAACCTATGCGCTGCTGAAATCGTGAATGTCTTTTCTATGATATACATTGCGCTACTCCCATCCAGAAATAATAGATAAAGCTTTCAGACAATCCGTTCCTTCCTTGCCTTTATCCTTAGTAAAGTTATCAATATCTGTAAGCACATGCGCTTTAACGTATGCCTTTATACATTTTTTTTCATTCGCGCTAAATACTTTCCCGCATAAGAGGAAAGGAACGACTTTGCGGAAACAGGCTTTACAGGATAAGCAAGGGGCGTCGTTTACAGGATGATAGCAACTAAAACTCTGACCCCAGGCATCATTAATATCCCCGCCGGCATCAAGATACTCCTGTAAAAGTTCTGTTTTGCTGTATTGCTTATACGGTAAAACGGCTTTAATAGACCTGCCTGGCTGACTGATCTGCGGCTGATACAGAAAATCCAGAAGTGGATTCAGTAAATCAACAAATTCCTGGCTTTTGTCATGGATCCGGTCACCGCAAAGCGCCCCCAAACAGATTTCAACGTCCTCAAATTTCGTGACATTCGCTGCAATACTGAATAAGTACAGATTACGGAGCGGGATGATACTGTTCTCTAAGCTGAATTGGCCGAGTGGAAAATCTACGACCGTAACACCCACCGGAAGCCGTTCTATTTCACTCTGCGAATAATCAGTATGCATATTGACATAGAGCCGGATATCCGGCTTCCAGACCTTACTAATCAGCCAGCTATCCATACCCCCGCTATATAACAAAACTTTTTTCATTGCTTACCCTTCCTTTCTTACAGATGTACGTCAGCATATTGCTGAAACTTCCACCACTCAATGAAATTATTCAACGCCGTTTCCCTAGGCTTCACACGCATCCCCTTAGGCCTATCATATTTCAGGAGTTTCCCGTCTTTGAATTTATATATATGCCCAAAACGATTGCCTGAAGTCCAGCTGGACGAATCTACGCTGTCAAAGTGGCACTTATCCAGTAACGACATCCGTGTAAAACCCAGTCCGTGGATCTTTGCGCCATGCTGATGGGCTCTCCGGATAAGCGCCGGCAGATACTTCAATTTCCGGGCCGGGAATTCCTTTGTACACATGCCCCCAATGGCTACATAATCATATTGCTCGCACATCTCGTCAAACAACTTCAGCCCGCGCGAATAATGCCAGACAGGGATGCTCTTTTTCCCTGTTTCCGATTCCAACCGCTTACGGTACTCCAATACCTTCTTGTAACCGACGATAGCGTCCAGGTCAAGTTCGAAGAACTTCTGAATATCGTACTTGTTAATAAAGTCGATATACGATTTAAGGTAGCTGTCAAAGTCGCCGTGCTTCTTCTGGGAGAGGAACGTAAAGGCTCCAGAATCCAGCATGAAATCCTTGAAATAAGGTATCAAGGGTATCAGCAGATCATCTGCCTTGATATACGCAAAAGACTCCAGAATGTATAATTGCTTTGCTCCTTCAACGGTGAATAGGTTGGAGCCATCAGCTGCATATTTCCATAGCCCTGTCCCTGATAAACAAATTTTCATTCCTTCCCTTTCTCTATGTTCCGACTCACCTGATAATAATAACTTTTTACGGCCATTCAGCCTGGCTAAATATATCCTCATTTTTTTTGCTTCCTCAGACATGCTCTTAAATTCGGCATATAACATAGAGATATTCGTTGAATTTACCGCCAGAAACAGCTTCATATCTCAAAAGTTTCACCGCAGTGTGGGCATGTCACGGTTTTTACTTTTTTCTCTGAGGCTTCGGCATTACCTGATTCGTCAAAGAAATTATCCAGATCCGCACCTTCATCCGTTACAGAAAACCCAAAATCCCGCATATCGATATCCGTTGTAAGATTCTGGATTTCAGCAAGCTCCTGATCCAGTTTATCCCAATCCCACCCACTCGCTTCGGAGACCTTATTGTCCGCCAGCCGAAACGCCTTCATCTGTTCTTCTGTCAAATCATCTGCAATCACGCAGGGCACGGTTTCCATGCCGAGCTCCTTAGCCGCCAGGACACGGGTGTGCCCGGCAATGATGACGTTTTCCGGGCTGATAACGATAGGCACTTTAAAGCCGAACTGCTGGATGCTGGCTTTTACGAACTTCACGGCGTCTTCGTTGTGGCGGGGGTTGTTTTCATACGGGGTTAATTCTGTTACCTGTTTATCTATGATCTGCACGATACCACTCTCCTGTTTTTGGATATAAAAAAACCGCCTCTATAGTAGAGACGGCTTTTATTCAGTTATTCAGGCCCTTTGTTTCCCTGTTATTGACAGTTTATAGTATATCACGACTTGACACGAAAATCCGGCCAAAAAACGGCCAACTTTTTCCTTTCAGCTGACAAACATAACTTGTTCTTTGGCAAACGGCCCAAACAGCCGGCAAGCAACCCGGGCTGTGATCTGCTGTACTTTACGCCGGCAGGAGCGTTCACTGCTATGTGTGATACGGGAAATTTCTGTATACCCAATCCTATCAAAGTAATACAGCTGTATCAGCTGCCGTTCGTCCGGGGATAGTGATACCAGCGCTGTATCCATCCGCTTGCACAGACTGGAGACACGACGCCAGTACTGTATGATTTCCCATCGCCGATAGGTCAGATGCAGCCGCTTGGCCGCGGCCTGCTCCGTATCAGTCAACTCTTTGACGCCGCCGCCTGCGTCAGTGCCATAGGACGCCGCTTTTACAGATACATCCTGCAGTTCCAGGTCGATGCTGTCAATCAACTCCAGCAGATTTCGTTCTGCGGATTTTAGCGCCATGTACTCCCGTAAATAGCTCTTTGCCAATGTAAGGTAATCATTATGCTTATACACTTTATCTGCGTCCATTGATACGCTCCTTTCCATTAACTGTTATCTGAAATCCAGTCTTCCGATGCCGTAGCCGGACATACATCATGTCAAAGCCCGCCATAGCCGCCATCATAGACAGCAACGTACCTAGTTTCAAGCTATGCCGTTTTGCCTCTGCCTCTATATCCGTAATAGCCAGATAGGCGGTCAGGTCTTTTTTATGACTGCCATTATACGTATCCATACCCCGCCTCCAGTCCATAGAATAGGGTAGACAGGATAAAACCGGCTTACCCTGTCTATCGTTACTACTGCCTAAACTGTTTTTCCTTCCGATGTAAGCTCAATCAAAAAATCCAGATATTGACGTGCCTTTTTCAGATCCTCTACGGGCGTCCCTTTCATGGGATACCGGTACAGATACTTCACAATGTTCCCCAGGAAATAAGCATCTGCGCCCTTTGCGCCATGGGTCATATCCATAATCAATTCCGCGCATTCTTTTCCGCGCCATACGTAATGTGCAGGATGCTGAATCTTGTCATCCATGTAATCACCTCCTGTCGTTCAGAACATCCCGGAATACTTTGCCTGCTTTAAAAACGGGGGACTTGGCTTCCGGGACACTGATCCGTTCCTCGGTCGGAGGGATTACCCATTCACGGGCTGCCCGGGTCCGGGCCTCAAATTTTCCGAACCCCGTCAGCTGTACGCTTTCACCATTTCGTAATGTGTCCATGATAATCCGCTCTGCCGCCTGGATGACCCGCCCCGCATCGGTAATCGTTACATCTGCCGTCACTGCTGCTTTTCTACATAATTCGTTTCTGTTCATAAAAAAGATCCCCCTTTTTGTTAGTTACTCCTATTTTCCACCTTTGTATCTATACCCTTTTTTGGCATACGTCCGGGCATGCCGGCAACGGCTGGGTATATGCGTATGCCGGATGGACCGCTGCCAGCTCTTCCGTAACAGGTATTTACGTTTTCCCATGGTCAGTCTCCTTCTTTTCTGAATACCCTTCCAAATTGGCTGTCACTTTCTTCATGTCAATCGGTGTATCCTCATACGGCAGTGGGGCAATAGGCGCCCAGCAATACACGCTATACGGCTCTAAGGGACGTGCAACTTCATCCACATACCATTTACCCTTACTCAGTGTTCCAACGGCTGTAATCAGCTTTACTGCCCCTATACGTAACGCTACTAATACCCGGACGCCCTCTCTTGGCAGGACGTCATCGATTCGTACCCATTTCATATCTGTCTTCCTCCTTTAGATCTGAATTTCTCCGTGCTGTTTTTCATATGCGTCCAATGCAGCGTACTGCTGTCCGCATTCCAACTTCAGACATTTCATGTATTCCAGTACATGCGTCACACCGTCCCGGATGAACCAGGCATAGTGCTTAATGCGCTGTTGAACCCGCTGCAGGCGCTGCGGTCCAAAACCATACAGCTCATGCAACGCCAGAAAAATCAAGATGTACGCGGCATCAGCGCCTTCCCGGGCGCCTGCGTATTCCTCCTTCCCTGTGTATTTTAGTCCTTTCAGCAGGGCCCGGATGAAATCCTGCTGTAACTGATAATCCAGCCCGTGCCGTACTATCTGCTCCCGGCATTCCTGTAATTTGCTCATGTCGCGGTTAATGGATTTGCTTTTCTGCACCACCCAGTCCGTGATACGGTTCAGCCGTTTACACCCGAACTGCAATACATCGTCATCATGCAGCGCCATATACACCAGTACCGATGTTGATACGACACTGCCATTTGCGGCGATCCCTTTCCGAGTTATGAATTTTTTCATGTTCCTCACTCCTTGTACTCACGTATCCTTGCTCGCACGGCCTCCAGCATACCGTCCTGCCCCTGTTTCTTTTCCTGCAGGGACTTCATGATATCCTCGTCTATCGTGCCTTTAGCTATGAGATGATGGATGACAACGGTGTGCTGCTGCCCGCTCCGGTGCAATCGTTTATTCGCCTGCTGATACAGTTCCAGGCTCCAGGTCAGGCTGAACCAGATAATCAGGCTCCCGCCCTTCTGCAGGTTCAGCCCGTGCCCGGCGGATGCCGGATGAACCAGAAGCATCTGAATCTTTCCCTCGTTCCAATCTAGGATATCCTTAGCCGTCTTCAGCTGCCGGGCCTTTGGAAACACCTTTTGCAGGCGGTCCAGGTCGTGCCGGAACCAGTAGAACACTAAAAGCGGTTTATTTATATTTAATTCCACCATTTCCACCAGTGCCTCGATTTTTGCCTGATGCAGTTCCACGACATCACCATTCTCGTCATATGCAGCACCATTGGCCATCTGGATGAGCTTGTTACTCAATACGGCGGCAGTACTGGCTACGATGTGGTCATCATCCCCCAACGACAGCACCAGGTTCTTTTCAAGCTGCTTATACTTCTGGCTGGCAGACGCCGGGAGCTGTACCTTGACTGTGTTATACAGGACAGGCGGCAGGCTGATATAGTCCTTTGCCTTCATGCTGACACAGATATCCGAAATGGCTTGATAGATTTCATCCCTGGCACCGGATTTCGGCTCATAGTTGTACACGACATGGCCATACCCGCCAGCCGGATAGAACCAGCGATGGCGATAAGCGGTAATCGTCTTTCCCAACCGCCTGCCACCGTCAAGCAGGAATATCTGACTCCACAGGTCCATCAGCCCGTTCGGGGCCGGCGTCCCGGTCAGCTCCACCAGACGGCGGATCCGGGGCCGGACACGCTTCAGCGTCCGGAACCGCTGGGACTGATGGTTCTTGAATGATGATGATTCATCAAGCACTACCATATCAAAGGGCCAGTCCTTGCCGTAATAGCCGACCAGCCAGGGAACGTTTTCCCGATTGACGGTATGGATATCCGCCGGCATCCGCAACGCTTTTTCCCGCTGTTTCATACTGCCGATGACGGGGACAACAGACAAATCCTGAAGCTGTTCCCATTCCCGGCACTCGTCGGCCCATGTCGTTTCAGCTACCCGAAGCGGGGCGATGACAAGAACATGCTGGACATCGAAATAGTCATACAGCAGTTCTTTCACAGCGTATAACGTGGTCGCCGTCTTGCCCATGCCCATATCCAGAAACAAACCGACCGCCGGTTTTTCCATAATCAGATTGGCAGCGTACTGCTGATACGGTCGTAGTATCAACGGTTCAGGTTTCCGGTCTTCGTGCATCCAGATCACGCCTTCCCAACAGGTACCGGATTTCTCCGGCTAACAAATCTACATTCATCCGGGAGTCCAGAACACGGACAGGGAAGCCCATCAGGAAAAACTCCCGGGCTACATACTGCTGCAACGGCCGCAGGTCCTCACCGGGGCGTTTCAGTTCGGCGAACAGGACACGGCCGCCAGGGATCAGAACGATCCGGTCCGGGACGCCAGCTTTACCAGGGGACACGAACTTCAGCGGCAGTGCTCCCAGGTCTAGCATCTGTTTCCGGAAATACTGCTCCAGCTCCTTTTCTAACATGTCTCTTTTTCCTCCAGTAGCGTTTCTTTTTCTTTCTGCAGGTAGGATTGGCATTTTAGCAACTCGGCTACGACTGCTTTTCTAACATACGTGCTCGTTGCAAAAGATACCCCGTAAGATGTCAGTAGCTCACCGTTGATTTGAAGCACCCCGCCGGTGTTCAGTATATCCAGTAATATCCGAATAGCTTCCAGTTCATCTGATACTAGTTGAAGACTATGCTGTTTCCGTCTTACCTCTGTAGTCATATAGAACACTCCTTTTAGTAAAAATCTAATTGAGAAGCAGTGAAAATAGAATTTGCGGTAGGTTCTGCGGTAAGTTCTGCGGTAAGTTAAACCCGCAGTAATATCACATTTATAGGAACTTACCGTAAATAATAAGAGAATTATAGGTAATATGTGCATGTATGTACGTGTGCCCATGTACATACGTATGAC